CGATAAGATTTTCTGTTGCCATCAATTTGGCAAGAAGTGATTTGGTTTGTAATAATTCCATATTTTAGAAACCTCTTGTGTTATCGGTAACAACTTCAGTAGTTGTGTTAGCAGGTGATTCTACTTTAGCATCAACTTTAGAATACAAGTCTAAGAATGCTTCTTTAGTTTCAGTATCAAACCTATTTACACACATTGTAATTGCTTTCATCTTATCGCCAAAGATTTTGTATGCTTTAGCGATATGTACCAAACGGCGAGTAGAGATGATTTCATCAGTAGCACCGTTGTCGAATGATTGACGGACAACTTCAGCCCATTGAACCAAGCAAGATACAAAATCAGCATCATCAATCAATGGTGAAAGAATTTTACGCTCTGTTTTAGAATCAGGATATTCTTGTTCAACAGTAATTGGAAAACGCTCTAAGAAAGCATCATCAAGAATTTGTGAGAGATACTTGCCTTCATCACTACCACGACCTTTTGTATTAGCGGTAGCTACTACATTGAAACCGTTGACAGGATAAATCATTTCACCAGTTTTCTTGTTGAAGTAAGGTTTACCCTCTAAGATGCCTTGTAAACACATGAGTTTATTTGAACCACGGTCAACTTCGTCAATCAAACAAATTGCACCACGTTTCATAGCAGTAATGACCGGGCCGTCTTTGTATACGGTATTGCCATTAATCAACTGATAACCACCAAGTAAATCGGCTTCGTCAGTTTCAATAGAGATATTCACACGGATACATTCACGATTTAACTCAGCACATACTTGTTCAACCATCAATGTTTTGCCGTTACCAGATAAACCAGTTACAAACACAGGATAAAACATTTCAGACTTAATGATGTTGCGTAAATCTTTGAAGAAACCAAAAGGAACATAATCAGGATATTTTGCAGGAACAGCCGGCTCATTATCTTCAACTAATTTTGGTTGACGCAATTGTACAACATTATTGTAAGCTACTTCCATTTCAGATTCTTTCTCTTTTACAGTTTCAATTTTTTTGCCAGATGGCGGTACTTTGTATTGACCACGACCATAACGATATTCAGATTTTGTAGTTAACCAGTAAGGATAAGGTGCACCCGATTCAGATACCACTTCAGCAATACCATCTCTTGTAATAATTACTTCACTACCAAAGATTTTCTCACAAGCTTCAATAAAAGATAATGCGTTTCTATTCATAATATAAGTCCTAAGTGTTAATCAATAAGAGTCCATTGTAACATAACCATTGGAAATGTCAAGTAAGCTGTTGTTTTTACACAACAAAGTCATTATTCGTACATTTCTTTCATTTTTTGGTACATATTTTGGTCTTTTTTAAATCCAGTCATTGCTACTATTCTTCGGATTGCTAAATCCAATTCGGAAAAGTCATAATTGAATTTTTTTGGAACAATAACTTGTAAATTATCGTAGTCAATATTTTTTAATCTGTTATTCATGCTTAAATCCTTCATTTTTATCAAAAATTTGCTGGGAAATTGATGTTGCCAACTCATCCGCCAGCTTCGGATTGAATTTTACTAAAAAATAAGCGACATCTTCGACAGGAACATGCCGTAAATTGAACATGATACTGTCAATTCCGTTCAAAATTTGCGTTTCTTCGTGCGGTTGTAGCATTTTTATCTCCTCATGCTTGAAATTTCTTTTGCTTCGTTGTCGGTAAACACAGGAACTGCGTTGGATTTGTGCATTGTAGCAACTCCCTTCATTTTTTCACCGGTATATGTGTTTCCTTCAACAGGTTTTGTACAAGGAACGAATCCGGTGTTCAAGGATTCATATTTTGGCGTTTCTCTACGATACGGAGTATTACTTTTTGTGGAAATAGCTGATTTTTTTGCAGGACTTTTAGAATAACTTTTGCCAGCAATTTGATTGAGTGCTTTTGTGAAAGCCGCTTTTTGCTCTTGTTGAGCTTTTGACAGTTTTTTAGGCTTGGACTTTGGAATATAACCGTAAATCATCATAATAAACTCCTGTATCAATAGAAGTTCCATTATACGACATTATAGTGTATAAGTCAAGTGATGTGTTGTATAGAAACAACTAATCATCTAGTTCTGGAATGTATTCATCTTCCCATTTATCATCCAATTCATCATAAGAATTGGTTAATAATTTTTTAATTTCGGAATGTTCATCACGGTGCCTATTGGCTTCATAATTATAATCGTCATTGTAATTTTTGTTTTTGCGAAACTTACCAACAAATTTTGACACTTACATCTCCTATTTTAGTTTTTCAAAAGTAATGCCTCGGATTTTAGCTTCTGGAAGTCCAAGGGAATCATCCGATGATATGAAAGTAATATCAACATCAGGATAACATATTTTTAATAGTTTAAGGAATTGAAAGATTGTACCATCATTGTCATTGAATGTAAAAACTTCATCAACAAATCTTAATGATTTAATTATTTCTCGCCTAGCATCGTAATTATGAACAAATCCGCCTTGTGACCAATTCATCCACCAATCTGAATGAATACCGACAGCTAACCAATCACCTTTTCTTCTACAAGCTTTTAGAAAATTTAATTCTTCCAATGAAAGAGGATCAAAACAACCACATGTAGCTATAATTCTGTCTTTTTCTGGCATCTATGGTAATAAGTTTGGAAATGCTTCCTTAATAAATTTGTAATTTAATCCTTTAACGCCTAAATCTTTTTTGAAAATACCAATAATAACTTCTGCTTCTCTTGGTTCTAAGGCTTCAAGTAATTGCAATAACAATTCATTTCTCTTTTTGGGTCCAAGTTTTTCAGCTGTAGGATTACCTTTTTGAAACATATAGAATTTTCTAATTTCTGTTGATAACTGTGTCTTAGAAATTCCTGGCAAAGTGTCTGTTGGAATTATATAGTCATTTGGCATTTCATTGATTAGCCATTCATAATGTGGGTGATATGCTAACTCAAATACCTGTACTAGTGTTTTGGACAAATTTCTTTCTATTACAGCCATTCTATCTTTTTTAGATGTGGCTTGTTCAAATTCATCTAAAACTTCAAAAATATTCTTCATTAAAACTCCTCAATTACATCCATTAAATTCTTGAGTTTATGTTCTATAAAATAGTTCAATAACTTTTGGCGAGATGCCGGCTTTGTTTCATTATACATATTTATAATCTTTTGTTTGATTTCTTCTGGAATCTTTGTCAAGTCAATAAGCGTTGAATTTCTATAATAGTTTGCCTTGTCCGTGTCCGAATAAGTTTCAACACTTTCATTCAGGTATTTTTCCATCACGCCTTTTGTAATGGGCTTCTGGCGTAGGTCACGGACAAAACAATCTGATGGTGAGAACATATTTGGAATACCATCGCCTTTATCACCACGAATAATTTTTTCTTTGAGTTCAATTAAAGGATTTTCTGATTTGATATATTTCTTCAAAGAAGGATTATATTGTTTGACATTAGGCCCATACTGTTGTAATTGTAGAAAATCTCCGTCACTTGATAAAATCAAAATCTTTTGGTCACGAGCATAAATTGGAACTAATGTACCAATAATATCATCCGCTTCGGCGCCCTCAACATCAATGACTTTGTATGGAAATGTTTCTCTGAGTTCTTGTTTGAGTTTTGCAAGAATGTCAAAAATTAAGTGCCAATCTAAATCGGACTTTTCTCTTGTTTTCTTACGGCCTGCTTTGTAGAATGGAAAAAACTCTTTACGCCAATATTTACGGTTATCACAACACAACACTACTTCACCGTATTCGGCTTTGAAATTTTTAACGTGGTTTCTAATAATGTTCAATACCATATGTCGGATTAAATCTTCTTCCAACTTGGCATTTTTTTGATTGGCAATTTGCGCCATAAGTCCAGCAAGTAACACTTGGTTTAAGTCAACGAGAATCATAACAAACTTTCAATAGTTTCAAAATTCTATTGTATCATACAGCAATCATTTTGTCAAATAGATTGTCAATAATCTTGTGAGAATTTTTAGTTTTTCTGGCAATTATACCAAACCAATCTTGTGGTATCAATCCAGATACGTATTCCATTGGGTCGATAAGAATTGCTTCAAATTTATCAGGCAAAATACAAGTACCATTTTTGTCGTGTTTATACAACAAAATCTGATAGTAGTCTCCTAATGTTGTACTTTCTGCAAATTCTTCACCTTCTTTAAATTGCCTTAATTGAATCTCAATAGAATCTTCTTCATCGCCAGCAATAAAATACATAACATCAAATTTTTCGTTTTTGATTGGTTCTAGCAAGTTTAGCATAATAGTCCTTGTATGTGTGATTTTCTCACTCGTACCATTATCCAAGTATTATAATAGTCATCCGATTCTAAAGCGCCTTTGATGAATTGTTCTTTAGCTTCAAGATAACCACATTCTCCTTTAGAATGGCAAAGATGTAGTATTTCACGCTTAAAATTATCGTGTCCTAATTGTAACACATCTTTAGTTAAACTGTCACTACTTCCATAGTAAGTTTGCCAATCACTCGGTGCTTTATACTTCTTTTTTTTACCTTTGACTTGTTTGGTTTTGGCAGAATAAAAGAATTTTTTGCCTATGTACTTCTTACCATTTGTAAGATTGGTTATCTGATACACGAACCCATAATTATCACCAATCAAGTCTTCCGTAAAATCTTTATTATCGTATTGCCAAGTTATTCCCATTCCTCATCATCCAAAGTGTCATCGTCATCCTCTATATATTCTTCTTCCAACTCTTGGATGATTTCGCCACAAAATGGACAATGTTCTGGTAATTCTTGTGATACAAATTCTTCTACAAATGCGATACTATAAGATGATTCGCAACTTTCACATTCGGCTGATAATTGTTTTTGCATTTTTATTCCTTAATGAGCCCAAACATCACCCCAATCTCCTGATAATGAACCTTTAGCATAATCTGTTGTTCTGTTCTCAAAAAAGTTAGTGTGTGTTGGTGCGTTAATCATTTCCTCAACCCATGGCAAAGGATTCTTTTTCACTTTGAACACACCTTTGAGTCCTAAAGAAATCAAACGTCTGTCTGCTATATAACGAATATACTTCTTAACATCTTCTGAAGTTAAATCTTCCATTGTACCCATTTCAAAAGCAAGGTCAATAAATTTATCTTCTAATTCTACCATCTTTTCAGCGATAGTATAAATTCTGGATTTCAAATCATCATTCCAGATTTCACGATTTTCTTCTATATATGTCCGGAATAATTTAATCATATTTTCAGCATGTTGTGTTTCATCTACGATTGACCATGTTACAATTTGGCCCATACCTTTCATCTTACCGTGGCGTGGAAAATTTAATAACATAATGAATGATGAAAATAATTGCATACCTTCAGTAAATGCTGAGAACACAGCAATATGTGTAGCTGTATTTTCTTTTGTAGTATTCTTTGCTGAGATATCTAAAATATAATCATGTTTCTCTTTCATCTCTGCATATTCCATAAATTCAGAATATGTTGTTTCTGGTAAACCTAATGTTTCGATTAAATGCGAATAAGCGGCAACGTGTAATGCTTCACGAGCAGCAAATCCCATTAACATCATACGAATTTCTGGTTGACTAAAATAAGGCAAATAATTTTTAACGTAACCACCTGCTACATCAATATCACCTTGTGTAAAGAAACGAAAAATATGTGTTAGGAATTGTTTTTCACTATCAGTTAATTTTTTCTTCCAATCTTTTACATCTTCAGCCATAGGAACTTCAGTATGTAACCAATGTGACTGTTCATGTTTTAACCATGCATCATAAGCCCAAGGATAATTGAAAGGCTTAAAATATGTTCTTTCTGAGGTAATATCTAAATCTGTTTTCTTAATCATTCTTATCCTTCACAAGCAATACAGTCGTTACCTTGAGCTACTTGTGTCATATCTAGCTCTTTAATAACTTGTCGTTCTATCTTCTTAGAAACTTTATCAGCTTTACCAATCTTTTCTGAGCGGCAATAGTATAAAGTTTTAAGTCCCTTTTTCCATGCCATATAATGGATAGCATGAACATACTTAATATTCGCATCTGGTCTAAAAAATAAATTCAATGATT